GCCAAGACCGAGCTGCAAGGCGAAGTGGATCGGCTGTATTCCATCTTTACCGATCACGTGGCTGCCATGCGTGGCCTAGATCTTCAGGCCGTGCGCGCCACCGAAGCCGGTCTGTACTTCGGCGCGAATGCAGTCAGTCAGGGACTTGCCGATGGCATCCAGACGCTGGAAGCCACCTTGAGCGAATTCCACTCGTTTCTCAACGCCAAAAATAACGCCCGTAACCATTCGCCGTCTCAGGTGCGGGGCGTCATCCGTGCTGAGGCGGCACCCCCAAAAAAGGAGCTCACCATGCGTGATGCAGAACACATCCCCGAAAACCCCTCAACTGACCACAACCCTGACCAAGTCGCCGCACAACAAGTGACCCAACTGGTCGCCGACGCCAAACGCGAAGTCATGCAGTCTGCCCAGGCCATTGCCGAGCTGTGTTTGTTGGCCAACTGCCCCGAGCGCGCCGCCGAGTTCATTGCTGCCGGTAAATCGCAAGCCGATGTACGTCGCGTGCTGATCGACGCTCGGGCCGCAAAGTCCGATGCCGCCGACATCCGATCGACCATCACCGTCGATGCAGGCACCCAGTCCCTCGACCGCCCGGAAGCCTCGCCCATCGTGGCCGCTGTCAAAAAACTCACCGCAAAGGAATAAACCATGTCCACCATCACCGAAGCCAAAAACCTTGGCGATCTCTTGAAGTACGAAGCCCCCAATCGCTATTCGCGTGACGTTGCCACCATTGCTGCAGGCCAGAACCTACCCCTGGGCACGGTGCTTGGACGCAAGACGGACGATGGCAAGCACTACGCCATCGATCCGGCCGCCACCGACGGCACGGAAACCGCCATCGGGGTGCTTGCCAACGAGGTCGACGCCACCAATGCTGACCGCAGCGATGCCATCCTGATTGCGCGTCATGCCATCGTTGCCAAGACCGCGTTGGTCTGGCCGATTGCGCTCACTGGTGCCCAGCGCATTTCCTACGAGCAGCAGTTGGCCGAGCGTGGCGTGTTGGTGCGTGAGTCAGCCTAAACCTTTTTTGTTTCTCATCCTCTCAAACCCGCCTGGCCATGTGGCTTGTGCGGGTTTTGTCATTTTTGGAGCCCCAAATGAATAACCCGTTTCTGAATCCCGGTTTCTCGATGGCCAGCCTGACCGCCGCCATCAACCTCATTCCCAACCGTTATGGCCGCCTGGATGCGCTGAATCTGTTTCCGGCCAAGCCCGTGCGCACCCGCCAGATCATCGTGGAGGAGTTCGCTGGCCGTCTGAATTTGCTGCCGACCCAACCACCGGGCTCGCCCGGTACGGTGGGCACACGTGGCAAGCGCAACTTGCGCTCCTTCGTGATCCCGCACATCCCGCACGACGATGTGGTGCTGCCCGAGGAGGTCCAAGGGATTCGGGCTTTCGGCTCGGAGACCGAGATGGAAGCGATTTCTGGTGTGCTGGCCCGCCACCTGGAAACCATGCGCAACAAGCACGCCATCACTTTGGAGCACCTGCGCATGGGCGCTTTGAAAGGCAAGATTCTGGATGCTGATGGCACGGAGTTGGTCAATCTGTTCACTGCATTTGAAATCCCGGCCAAATCGATCAACTTCAATCTCACCAAGGTGGTGAACACGAAGACGGTCAGTACCGACGAAAACGTCCGTGAAAAATGCCTTGAACTGTTGCGTTTGACCGAAGAGTCCCTGCTCGGTGAAGTCATGACAGGCGTTCATGTGCTGTGCTCGCCCGAGTTTTTCAGTGCACTTATCGCGCACGACAAAGTGCAGGAGGCTTATCGGCACTGGCAGCAAGGCGTGATGCTGATCAATGATGTGCGCTCGGGCTTCACCTTTGCAGGGGTCACCTTCGAGGAGTACCGAGGCCAAGCAGCCTATGTCAAACCCGATGGAACACTCGGTAGCCGTCGCTTCATCGAAGCGGGCGAGGCGCATGCCTTTCCGCTGGGTACTGTGGACACCTTCGGCACCTATTTCGCTCCGGCCGACTTCAACGAAACGGTCAACACGCTGGGCCAGCCTTTGTATGCCAAGCAGGCACCTCGTCAGTTCGATCGCGGTACCGACTTGCACACGCAGAGCAACCCGCTGCCCATGTGCCACCGACCAGGCGTACTGATCAAGCTCATCGCAGTCTAAGTACTGGCATGCCGCACGCCTTTGAGCGCGCAGTCTCGCGCCTGTTTGCCCGGCTGGGGGTGCTCGGCACCTACCGGCTGGCCGATGGTCGTGAGATCGCTGCGCGGTTCATCGCCAAGCAGGCCGATGTCGTCGAGTCCTTCGGCGACACGCGCCTGGCGCTGGCCACCCACCGCTTTGATGTGATGTCCCGCGACGTAGCTTCGCCCCGCGAGTGCGAGCGCTTCACGGTTGCTGGCCAGACCTACCAGGTGGTGGGTGAGCCATTGGCGGATCGGGACCGCTTGATCTGGACGCTGACTGGAGCGCCGCTGTGAAGCTCATGGCGGCACTCACCGGCAATCTGGATCAGATGTTGGCTGACGAGGTTCGCATTGCCGAACAGGCGGTCACGCATTCCATCCGTGAAGCGACCGATGGCCTCAAGACCGAGCTGCGCAGCCAGATCACCAGCGCAGGCCTGGGGCAGCGCCTTGCCAACACCTGGCGCGGCGATGTCTATCCCAAGGGGCAGATGAGCATCAAGGCCGCCGGCCTGGTCTACAGCCGGGCGCCGGTGGTGGTGGGGGCGCATGACCAGGGCGCCACCATCCGTTCCAAGGATGGGTTCTGGCTGGCGATTCCGTTACCGGCCGCCGGCACGGGCCCGCGCGGCAAACGCATGACGCCGGGTCTGTGGGAGCGAATGCGCGGCCAGCGCCTGCGCTTTGTCTACCGCCGGGGACAACCCTCGTTACTCGTTGCAGAAAACCAGCGGGCCCGCCAAGGCCAACGCGGTGGCTTCTCCGCTGCCTCGCAAAAGGCCCAAGCGGCTGGTCGAGGGCTGGTCACGGTGCCCATGTTCTTGCTCGTACCCCAAGTGACCCTGAAGAAGAAATTCGACATCGACAGCAGCTCGCGCCGCTGGATCACCACCCTGGCCAACCGCATCGCCAACCGTTTCGATGAAGCCAACCGCAAAGGGGCACCGTCATGAGCCAACGAGAAAACGCCATCGCCGCACTGTTTGCTGTGCTTGGTGAGTTGTCCCTCGGGGCTACGGTCAAACGCAACGCCGCGTTGCCTGAGCGCGTGTCAGATCAAGCCATGGCCATCCTGCGCGACGGCGAAATGGGCGAGCCCGAAGTGTCGCTCTCGCCGCTGACCTACCACTGGCAGCACCAGGTGGCCATCGAATTGTTTGTCGCCGACTCAGATGCCAGCGCACGTGATGCCCGCATGGACGGCTTGCTGGTTGAGCTGGCAACCCTGATCGAAGCCGATCGGACGCTTGGTGGCGTCATCGAGTACGCCGAAATCGGCCCTCCCAAATTCGACGAACTGGCACCCGAGGGCACAGGAGGCATCAAGGCCTGCCTGCTGACCGTGGTCCTGCACTACAGCAGTGCGGGACCCCTGAACTGAATCCCAACTCCGAAGGAGAAAACCTATGGCCCGTGCCTATGGCGCGAACGCCAGCCTCTTGGCCGCGTTCGAAACCACCTATGGCAGCAACCCAGTGGGCGACTACTGGAAGCTGCCTTTTGTATCGACAACACTCGGCTCCGAACAGGGGCTGATTGCCAACGACCTGATCGGCCTGGGTCGTGAGCCTAATGCGCCGATTCGAGATGTGATCAAGGTCGAAGGCGACATGGTCGTGCCTGTGGATGTGCGCAACATCGGCATGTGGCTCAAAGCCCTTCTGGGCAGTGCCACCACCACAGGCACCGGCACGCTGACCCACACTTTCATTTCTGGCAAGTCCAGTTTGCCCAGCCTCAGTCTGGAGACGGGTCTGCCCGATATTCCGGCATGGTTTGTGGCCTCTGGCGTCATGGTCAACAGCCTGCAGGTGGGTTTTGCCCGCTCGGGTGCGGCCAATGCCACAGTCGGCCTGATCGCCCAAGGTGAGGTCAAGCAGGCTGCCACCATCGACTCCACCCCGACGACGCGCGACATCCTGCGGTTCAACCAGTTCCAGGGATCCATCAAGAAGGGCGGCACGGCGCTCGGCAACGTGGTTTCGGCTCAACTGACCTACTCGAACAACCTTGAGCGCATTGAGACCATCCGATCGGACGGAAAGATTGATGGCGCCGACCCGACAGTGGCCAGCCTCACTGGCAACTTGGAGGTGCGGTTTGCCGATACCCAGCTCATCGATGCGGCGACCAATAACACGCCGCTGGAATTGACCTTCGCTTACACGATCGATGCGACCAAGCGCCTGACCTTCATTGCGCATGAAGTTTATTTGCCCAAACCCAAGGTCTCCATCTCTGGGCCGGGCGGCATTCAGGCCACTTTTGAATGGCAAGCCGCCAAGAACGTTGTAGCCAACAAGATGCTCACCGTCGAGTTGCTCAACGACGTGACCACTTATTGATTCACTCTCAGGACACTCTCATGATCAAACTCAACATTGCACGTGAACCGCACTGGATCACGCTGGCTGCAGGCGTGCGCCTGCAGGTCCGCCCTGCCACGACTGCCTTGGTGATGGCCGCGCGCCACGCCGCCTCCAAAGTGGCCGGTACCGACACTGCCGCTGCGGGCGAACGCACCGCCACCCTCATCACCGAGCTGGCC